AAATTTGAAAAATCAAAAATATATAAGTTTGATTTCAAATTTAAAAATAGATTTTACGGACTTGATTGGGGAATATCTCATTCTTGCTTTGAATTTGAACCATTTGGATACGGAATTTTTGAAGCAGTGGATTGGGGCAAACTTCCAATATTACATGAAAAATGGCACGTTCCTCTTGATTACAAATATAAAGCAGATAGTGCCGAATCATTTAAAGAAATCTACGAAACAATTTGTAAAGATGATTATGAAACCCGTAAAACCGAATTCAATAAATTAAAAAATTGGATGAAACAACATTTTTCAGATAAACAATTGTGGAAACAAAAACTTTTAGATATTTATAACAGATAATTCATATTACTATGCCAAGAACAAACTTATCATTAGGAAATTTATATAGAGCAGTAAGTGGTTCGGTAAGAACAACGCAGGCTGTATCTTTAGGTGGATTGAACGGAGGAGCATCCAATACAAATATACAAGGATTCTCATTCGATTCAGTAACAATAACACCACCAACTTTTACATATATAGTTGAAAGCACAACTGAAAATGCATTCTTTTCGTTTGATACATCAGGATCATTTGTTGCTACTAAAGTTGCAACACAAGCTAACAACTTTACTTGTTCTTTTAGTAATGCAAACTTTACAGTTGGTGCAGCAACTTTAGGAACAAGACCAACTTTTCCAATCACACCTGCAGCAATTAATGCATCTAACTATTCTGAAGCTTCTGCAACACTAACAATGGGATATGCAGATGGTTTCAATTTGGCAGCAACAAATTATAACATTACATCATCAAAAACATTATTTGCAGTTGATGTTTATAATACAATAAACCAACCTGATTTCTGTTTATTATTTGGAACAAAAGTTCAATTAGCAGATGGGTCAGAAATCAATGTAGAAGATTTGAATGTTGGTGACCAAATTAAGGCATGGGTTCCAGCTGGTCTGCCAGATGAATCATTGACAATTGATAGTTCGGAAACGGAGTGGAGATTTTTCCATTCGGAAGTATTAGATGGTTCTGCACAAAATGTAACAGTTGCAGATTTAACATTTAATTTTGCAGAAGGATATTTTTCAATCAATAATGGTTTGATAAAAGCAACAGAAACTCACCCACTTTATGTTTATTGTAATGAAATACAAAAATATAAATTTAAAAATGTAGGAGATATACTTCCTGGTGATAAATTAGTAATGCAAGACCAAACCGAAGTTGAAGTATTTAATATTGAAGTAGTTAAAGCTGATGTTGAAATTGTAACTGTGAATGTGGAAAGTGCCGACGTATATATTTCAAATGGTTTAATATCTCACAACAAAGGAACAACAACACAACCACACATCCCATCAACAGGATTAAGATTATATATAGACCAATATAAAACGGCATCGTATAATTCAGGAAGTGCAACAGCAGACTGGTTAGATTTGAGTGGTTATAATACAGGTTTAAGACCTGCAGGTGTAACAAACGCAGCAAGTATCACAGGTGGTAATCCAACATCAACAAATGGTGTAAGTAAAAAAGCATCTTATGCAACATTTAACGGAACTAACCAATTCTTCTATAAAGATACAACAACAAACATTAATGGTGGATATTCACAATTCAATGTTAATACTGGTACAATTCACGTATGGGTTAGACCTACAACAACATTAGGAACATCATCAAGATTTATTTTTGATTATGCAGGATTTTATGGTTTGGCAATAGAATCAACCGATAACTCCGCATTAAATAGAGTTAAATTTTATGGTAGTTCATTAGGAAATAGTGCACAATTAACAACATCATTATCAGCCGGAACAAACTATTTGATTTCTGCTACATTCCAACCTAGTGGAACTTGTACGGTATATGTTGATGGAACATCTGTTGGAACGTTTACATCATCAGCGTTTACAGCACCATCATCTACAAACTATTTGACAATTGGTAGTAATAGTGCAAGAACAAGTTTCTGGAATGGTGGTATTCAAGCGGTATTGTTCTATAATGTATTACAGAGTGCATCGACAGTTCAACAAGTATATAATCACTTCTCAACTGCATTGAAGTAATATTTAATGTTTTGGGTTAAAATATTATATTTATATTGAGAATTAATAAAATAAAATAAAGCATATAAAATGGCAGAAAAGTTAGTATCACCAGGCGTATTTACAAAAGAAAACGACCTTTCATTTTTACAGCAAGGTGTAGCAGAAATAGGTGCAGCATTCATTGGTCCTTTTAAAGAAGGCCCATTAGTTCCAACAATAGTTAATTCACAAGCTGAATTTGAAACATTGTTTGGAATTGTAGATGACACATATTATACTCCGTTAGCAGTACAAAACTATTTAAGAGAAGCAGGAACAGCAACTATTTGTAGAACTGCTGGTATAGATGGATATACTGAAGTAGCACCTTTATTATTAAGAGCAACATCAGGTTCAGTATCAGCATCTTTGGGTATTTTGTTTAATACATCCAATAATAATAATGCAGGATTTGGAGGAACTACACCAACGACTGCAAATAATTTAGGAGATGGTACTTTTAAATTAGTCACAGATAGTGGAAGTTTATCAGTATCGGCATCTTTAGATTCATCAGATGGTAATGATATTGAAGCAGTATTTGGAACATCACCATTTGGTGCTAAAACTGCATATTCATATGCATTCTTTAAAAACGCTTCAGCAATAGATTTTGCTAGTGGGGTTTCAGTTACCGCATCTGTTTTAGGTAACCAAGATTTTACGTTTGAAGCAAGAGAAGCAGAATCACCAATAATCGAATCACAATTAATAAGTGGACAAAGATATAATCTTTTCCAATTTGAAACATTAGGAGCTGGAAATAAAGCAAATACAAAAGTAAAAGTTGCAATTTCAAATATAAAACCTGCAGGTAGTGTTAGTGGAACTGATTATGGAACATTTACTGTTACAGTAAGAGATTTTGCAGATACCAATAAGAAGAGAAATATATTAGAAACATTTGCAAATGTAAACCTTGACCCTAACTCTCCAAACTTTATTAGTAGAGTAATTGGTGATAGAAAAAGATTAATTGCATCAAATGGTAAAGTAACAGAAAGTGGTGATTGGGTAAATAATTCTAAATATATTAGAATCAAATCTTTAAATCCATATGCACCGGTTCAAGCGGTACCATTTGGACATGAATCTTATCATTCATTTGTATCAGCATCAACTGCAGTATTAAGTTTATTACCGGCAGTAACATTCATACAAGCATCAGCAACACAATTCGGTGGTATTGATTTAGATAATAACACAGATAATAAAATTTATTTAAAACCAATTCCAGAAGGAGCAGGAAATGCAGTAAATCCAGAATTCGGTTTAGATGGAGCTAGTGGTGGAAATTTAGAATTAACTGGTTCTGCAGCAGAAGATGTTGCAAAAAGAAACTTTATTGTAGCTTTCCAACATGGTTTTGATGGATACGCACCAACCGTAGCAGCAGCAGATGTTGTAGACCCAGCATCAGCAGAAGGTATCGCATCTTATGGTAAGCATATCGCAGCATTATCAAACGCTGATGAATATGATATCAATATGGTAGTAGCACCACACATAAATAGAAGATTACATTCATCTGTATTCACATCTATTTTGGATATGGTTGAACAAAGAGCAGATGCATTTTATATAGCAGAAGCAGGTGATTCAGCAACAACTTTAGACCAGACAGTAACACAAGCTGGTGAAGTAGATACAAACTACGCAGCATTCTACTATCCATATGTTAAGACTATTGATGTAAATACAAATAAACTTATCACAGTTCCACCTTCAGTATTATTACCTGGCGTATTCGCAGCAAACGATAGAGTAGCAGCAGAATGGTTCGCACCAGCAGGTTTGAATAGAGGGGGTTTAATAGGAGCAGTAAATGTATTAGATAAAGTAACTCAATCAGAAAGAGATACATTATACGAAGGTAAAGTAAACCCAATCTGCCAGTTCCCTGGACAAGGTATCGTAGTATGGGGTCAAAAAACTTTACAAGATAAACCATCAGCTTTAGATAGAATCAACGTGAGAAGATTGTTATTGACTGTTAGAAAGTATATCGCTTCAACTTCAAAATATTTAGTGTTCGAACAAAACTCCGCTGAAACAAGAAATAGATTCTTAAACATTGTTAATCCTTATTTAGAGGGAATCCAACAAAGACAAGGTCTTTACGCTTTCAGAGTAGTAATGGATGAAACAAATAACACACCAGATGTAATTGATAGAAACATCCTTAAAGGAGCTATCTACTTACAACCAACAAAGACAGCTGAATTCATTCAAATTGATTTCAACATCTTACCAACTGGTGCAAGTTTTGGAGGATAATTTAAAAATTAAATATTTATATTAAAATATAAAACCAAAGTAAAATGCCAGAAATATTAGAGTTTGACAAAATGTTCTATAAGAATTTTGAACCAAAGTTAGGTAATAGATTCATTATGGAAATCAACGGTATCGAATCATACATTATCAAAACCGCAAGTAGACCAACTTTCACATCAGAAGTAGTAGAATTAGACCACATCAATGTAAAGAGAAAGATTAAAGGTAAATCTACATGGGATGATGTAACTATCTCTCTTTATGACCCAATTGTACCATCGGGTGCACAGCAAGTTATGGAGTGGATTAGACAATCGCATGAATCTTTGACGGGTAGAGATGGTTATAACACTTTCTACAAAAGAGATATAACTTTCTATTTGTTAGGGCCTGTTGGTGATAAAATTGAGCAGTGGACATTAAAAGGAGCATTTATCAGTTCAGCAAACTTTGGTGAATTAGATTGGGCATCAAACGATCCAGTTTCAATTGAATTAACACTTTCTTACGATTACGCAGTTTTAGAATATTAATTTATAAAG